TGTCTGATTCGTATCCTATGGTCAACTGCAACCTCTAATTTCAGATTATCAAGTCTCTCGTTTGCGGATAACGACCATATGGAAGCACGGCAATTATAAATATCGGCATACGTTTCTGTGTAGCCCCCCATGCCATCCGATGTGGTGGTTTTCTCTTGGATTGAAATATAATGTTTTAGAGTTCCCGCTCTCATATCCATATCCTATAAGGAAATAAAAGGTTTTCAACCGTCTTTAGTTTCTGCACCGACACTCCGAACACTTCCGTTTCCCTCTGCTCGTATAAATCCCCGATGATTAATCGCATGGCGTGTTTTATCATGGCAGGCACGGCTAAAGCAGAAGCGGTTGCAGTTGCAGCAGCCCCACCGTAACCGCACACAAATTCAATCTCAATCGGGTTCATCGGCCACAACGTAGCTGACGGCCACGAATCGCCATACTCAAGAATAATCCTGCCGGGGTCGCTTTTGATGTCTACATCGAAATCATCGGTGGTAGTTAAAGACGCATCCGTAAATGTTGTTATTTGCGTGTTTGACGAGTCGGTGTATTTCACGGACGTAACCGATTGAAGTTGCCCGAACGGTAAAACATGGAAGTTCTCTGACGGCCATTCATCAAGGTACTGATACCACGTTTGGGATATAAACCGTCGGCGCGTGAACTGCTCTGCCTTTGCTGTGGCAACCGCAATTAACGCATCCAGATAGCTATCGTCCTCTGTCCAACCAACCGGAATGTTTAGGTGTTGCTTTACTTCTTTTAATCCAAGCGGATAAGCTGTCGGTGCTGTTTTTAATAAGGTTCTCATGCTGCAATGTCCTCCGCATACAAACGAGTAAAATCGAACTCCATAACCGCCCCGCTGTCTAATGTAACAAGCATCTCAATGGAATACCTACCCGCCCCGGCTGTTGCTGGATATTTCAAGCTGATTGTCAGGACTGTTGCTGTGTTTGTTTCCGATGCGATTATCTCTGTCGTTTTATCCACCCCAGCTTCATCAAACACCTTTATAGTCGCACTTGATATGGTAGTCCCGTATGGTATTGAGCCATCGTTTGCGGTCGCTGAAGAACACGCCGCGAACGTGAAAGTATACGGAACAGTTGCGGAACCGGGTTGTAATATTATGTCCTTAACGCCCTGAAATGAATCAGCCATTTTTATTCACCCATCCCAATTCTTGCAGTAAAATTAAAAACCCTCTTCTTGGCATTGAAATTAAAAACCTTATTCTTGGCATTGAAATTAAACGCCCTTGGTGTTGCCGTGAAATTATACAGAACATACCCAAACGGCTGTTTTGCAGAAACCGTGTATCGTCTTCCGGGTGTCGCTGTCGGTGATTGATAAGTTTTTCCGGCCATTAGACTATTATAAATGTGACATCGTCAGCGGGTGCAGATGTCAACGCAGTTACGGTGAATTTCCCCTCACCACCTGACACCTCATAATCGGTTATGTCGGTCATCTGATATTGCAATGTTCCAGATGTGAAAAACACATACCTTCCGTTGTAATGGTCTGCTGCTGCGGTTGTAACATCATCAGAATAAAATATGGTTGTAGTTGCTGCTACGTTGTCGTGACTAACCGTTCCGATAACCATAGTGTTAGCACTTGCCGAAAGTTTGGCTGCGATTGCTGCGGTCATGGCGTTGGTTTTAAAACTATAGCAAATCCCACCCTTATCTCCGTCAACCGTGGCTTCAATGTAAATCGTGTATGTCTTTCCAACCTCGAAACCGTTCGCAGCGGTACACGCAATCGTTTCCGTGTAAAATCCGGTTGTAGCCGCATCGTCCAACTTTGCTAACGTCCCGGTCAGTATGTCAGCAGCGGTTTCGTCTTCATACACATAATAAAGGGTTGAAGTGGCATCTGTGAGAACCCCGGTGTCCGGATCGTGTGTGCAAATACTAAAAGTTAAATTGTCGCCTATATAGACTTCTGCCGGACACCCCATTATTTCTCTCCTTCATGCCAATCTGGTATTGGTTTGAATTTATCTATCAACCACGACAACGGTTTCGTTGCTTTAGGCCATTTATCGTTAAGCCAAAAATCCTTTGAGTACGACCTTGCAAAATCAATCTGTTTTGCACTTATCTCATAAGGCCATGTTGAACCATTAAACCCTGAACCCTTGAAATTCCCGGTCCTGAACATATGTGCAAACCATGTCTTTTTGGATGTTATCAACGCACCACCCGACAGCCATGTCTTACAGGCAATCTCTGTTCCGAACTGCCCCCATGACCCGTGTGTCTCGTCAAGCCCGCCCAGGTGCCAAAACCTTTTACGATGGATAAAAAAACATGCACCGATAAACGACAGCGTTTCAACTAAATCCCCTTGCGCTTCTGCTCGTTTGCGATGTTTGCGCCAATATTGAAACTGCATATTATCATCGAATCGCCATGAAAAAGTCGGCGGTTTTCCTTCCCTTGGTTTCCACACTACAACCATCTCAAAGTCTTCATTCTTTCCGCACTTGTTGCATAATTCAGGCTTGTTCCCCTGATATACCTCGTGTTCACAAGAGTTACACTTCCAGTTGAAGGCGTTCAGATTATACATCATTGGAATCATCGTCCATCTAAACCGACAATCTTCCATAAGTATTCTGTCGAAACCTTTTCCAACCGCACAATGAGCGTCGAGTTTCATAATAAACTTAGCTTGTGATATTCTCGCGCCCTCATTGGTTGCTGCCCGTTGCCCTATGGGTTCAGTGTGGTGAACGATAGTAACCCTTGGATGGTCAATAACTGGGGGGTCTGGCCAGTAACCATCACAAATGGCAATCACCTCTGTATCGGCTTCAGAATTTTCAAGAACGTCCTCAATCGTTCTCTGTAAAAACATCTCGTTCCTTGCCGGAATTATTACGCTAAGATCTCTTTGATGCATTATACCTCTTGTCAAAGTGCTTTAATGCATTATCAATATCAACGTCTGCATTTATCATGTTGCAAAAAACTGGAAACTGTTTCTTGGCTTGTTCTATATTAAAAACTATCTTGTTTGTTTTATCTTTAAGGAACATCTCGATATTGGAATTTATGGTATGGCAATAATCAGTAGCGATTAGGATTGGGTCTGTTTTTTCATCAACCCCAAGAAGTATGCCCTTCCCCCTGTACGCTTTCATTATACCCTGCCCGTATCTTCTGACATAAGATGCCGCAACCTCTGTTGCCTTTCTTTTAAGATGCACATATACAGCGTCATCGCCGTACTTTTCGTCCAACCTTCCAAGAAACCATGAAAGTCTGTTGTCTACTTCTATGTGGTTGTCGGGGTAGTTTAACCTTTCGTGTCCTATAAATTGAGTTCTTGATTCATGGGATACGGTGTAGTTTTTTATTTCCCCACATGCTTTTGAAAAGGTTTTAGACCCACATCTTCCAGTGCTTAATATAAAGACGTTCATTTCGCCTGGCGCATCCTTCGTTTTTCCTTGTTTGAATAACGACTCGTTTTATGGAAAAATCCAAACGGGTTGTAATCTTTACCACCGCAGAAGTTTCCATTAGGGAACATATAAATTGTCGGTCTTCCCTTTTTGTCTATAATCCTAATCCTTCCATCATATTCTAACCTTCTCAACTGCCGTTTTAGTAACGCTTCTTCCCTGTTCGGATATCTACCTGTACCTACAAACCTTTCATCAACACCACCAAGCCCAATGTAAAGCCCAGTCCTCATAATGTAACTATTCCCGTGTGGTGATATTTTACAGGTTGGACGCTTTATGTATTTATCTTTTAATCCCCATGCCTTTAGCGTGTCTGGGTCTTGTGTGAAATTCCCATCCTCATCAATAACGGCAGCACATCTCACAAATCTTACAACATCAGTTTCGGGGTTCTTTGCGTAGTCTATCAGGTTTTTCGTTACGATATGGTCGATGTCCGTGAATATACAGAACTCGCCCCTTGCATGTTTAGCTCCCATATTTCTCGCAGCGGGCTGAGTCCATTTCGCCTTGTTGTGCGTTTCAAGTAGCGTAAAGTTGAAGTTCTTGTCTATCCTGTCAGTTGTTTCTGATAACGGTATTTGACTTCCATCATCTATGAATATAACCTCAACATCACCCGGTAGGTTCATTTTATTATAATGAAGAATGTGCCTTCTAACTATTTCGTGACTGTCGAGAACGGCAGATATTACAGAAACCTTCATTGTGTTTTCTTCTGATTTCTCAATCTCTTTCCTTAGAGTGGGTCTTCCGTATGTTTTCAAAATATCTCCCTTAAAAACCCGTCGAATCTTCCCTTGGTTATCCCCCAATATGGGATGGATTCAGATAGATAGAAGGAATCCTTTATTTTATCCTTGCAATTAAACTGATCCAATTTGAACCGATTCTTTGAAATGTTTTTTCCATGCTTGATGTCGATGTTTGGGTATTTAGATAAATAATATTCAATTCGATTATCATCTATGTATTTCTTTCCAGGTCTGTATCCCATCTTGCGTTGCGAGAATCCCTCTTTCTCTATAAGCGCAACCTTTTTCCTGAAGTGTTCTAATAGCAATTTGCGATGTGCAACAAG